AGTTTTCCAGATAAGACAGTAAACAAGACAGTAATTTCGTGTCTTAATCGTGTCTTATCTGGAAAACTGGGGGGCAAGCCCCCCAATCCTAGTCGTTACCCAGCGACAACCATGTGCATAGTCGGTGCAGGCTGTGGGATAACAGGCACGTGTGGTGCTTCAACCATGCGAGTGTCGACAACGGCTTCGTTAGGCTTAGCCTCGGAGCGCTTCGCCTGTAGTGCGGCGATCATTGCTTCCAACTCGTTACTTGTGGGGTGCGCTTTGATGAAGCGCTCGGCGGCTTTCTGTGCATCGAACGCGGGTGTATCTTTGTCCGCACGAAATGCCTTGGCGAACTTAGGGCCGCGCATAGACGCGCCGTCGGCGTTCAACTCGTGCAGCGCTCGGACAGCGGCGTTAGACAGCGCAGCACCAGCGATCTTGATGCCTACAAGCTTGCCGTTCTTTTTGGTAGCTTTGGCACCGACAAACACCTTGCCGAACGTGGACAGAATAAGACCAGCGATCTTGTCGTCCTTGCGAGCTTTGGTGCGTTGGTACAGACGTGTGATGACGGTGGTATCGCGCTCGGCGATCACGTAGTTAAGCGCGGCCACGAAGTGCTCAGTCATCTTTGCACCGTTACCGACGGCGGACGCGAAGCTATTGACGCACTTGTCGGCGTCGAATTTTACAGTGTTAGACATGGTATTGACCTTTCGTTAGGGGTTATTGCGTGTAGAGAACGCAAGACAACACCCACATTGCCAGTGCGGGTGCTCTCGTAACATTCTCTATGCGTGCCCTACGTCCCGCGCTGTCCATGTGAGAGTGCCCACAAAGTAAGCGCGACGACGACAAGCGGCGTAGTAAATCATGTAAAATGATAGCAAGAGCCTGTCGGCTAAAGGCGTTTTGTCGCGTAGTATTGCACGCGTGTCCCTACGTTTTCAGTCAGGATCACCCCTTCAGACAAAGAACCGGTATCTAGCCAGCCCACCAAGCGCGTTACAGTGAATATCAGGGTGCTCGCACTTGTCCCTATCGGTCGTCGCAGATGGTATGTTTGTCAGACACACGTCACCGCAAAGGGGATCGCTTGTATATGTGTAGTGCCCAACCGATCCCGTCGAGTGACACGTCGCACCTTACCCATGCGCGGAGAGACCCCGCGAGTAACCCTGACCGGACGTGCTATGATAAACAGCGTGGGCGTGGTCAGCCGCCTCACTAATGGCCCAGCGTAAACGAGAGGGGGGAGGGACCGACGGGGGTGGCCACCCGACCCAGCCCTTATGTAACCCATTCATCACAAGCCCTATTTTTGGCAATGCAACCTAAAGGGTAGTGGTGCACTTTTTGGTGCGCTCTGTGGTGCGCGGCGCAGTGCGTTTTAAAAGTTGTTTTATTTCATGTAGTTAAGTGGTGCACTTTTTGGGGCGCTCTACTTTCATTGACCCAATGGTGTCCACGTGTTAACAGATTGAAGCATGAGCAATCACGTGCAAAAAATCCTCCCCGAGCAGAACCACAAGCCGTTGCTTTCAAAAGCTGACCTTGCTGCGATAGAGGCCGATCCCGCCTTGATGGAAACCTTTTCGCGGCTCCTTGGGGCTGTCAATTTGGACAATTTGTTCCGCACGATGCAGGAACCCGACATCAACCCCGCCACCCGCATCGAGTTTCAAAAGCTGCTGAACAAAATGGGCAAGCTAGAACCCGATGCGAAAGCAAATAACAGCGGCACCGGCCCCCAGGTCGTCATCAACATCACCCGGGCCAAGAATAACGAAGAACTCGTCATCGACGCCGCCATGGACACCATACCAGATGCAACATGAGATTAACTTTGAGGTAATTAAGAGCCTCGACGACTTCTTTTACTCTAAAAAGTTCATTTCGTTAGCTATAGGACCGGTCGGTTCAACCAAAACCACGGCTGGAATCATGAAAATCCTGCATCATGCTGCGCTAATGGCTCCCTGCAAAGACGGAGTACGCCGGTCTAGGGCCATTTGGGTGCGAAATACCCGCGAACAGCTGCGAGATACGTCAATTCCTGACTTTTTAAAGTGGATTCCCGACGGCATTATGGGGGTTTTTCTCAAAACTGAGTACAAATTTGTCATAAAAGTAGGTGATATTGAGTGCGAAGTGCTGTTTCGTGGCCTCGATGACGCTAATGACGTGCGTAGATTGCTCTCATTACAGGCCAGTTTCTTCGTTTTTGACGAATTTAGGGAGATTCACCCCGATATTTACAACGCTGCGCAGGGTCGTATAGGCCGTTATCCCGACAAAATGATGAACGGTGTGGGGTGTCAAACGGACGATGGAGAGCCGAATATGCACCTTTGGGGCATGACAAACCCTCCTGATATGGACACTTTCTGGGAAACGCTGCTCACAGAGCCGCCTGACAATGTTCACGTGACGATCCAGCCGTCTGGCCTTGCTCCTGAGGCAGATTGGACACAATATTTACCCGATGACTACTACGACAACCTCGCACACGGCAAAACCGAAGACTGGATAGACGTCTACATACACGCTGAGTTTGGCAAGTCCCTTAGCGGTCAGCCCGTGTTCAGGTCGTTCGACAGGTCAGTGCACGCGTCGACTAAAGAGCTGACGCCGATGTACTCCGATGATCCTCTTCTGATCGGCGTAGACGCAGGGCTGACACCGGCTGCTGTAATCGGGCAGGTTGCCTACGATGGACGACTGGTCGTGTACGATTCACTGATCTCGGACGGTATGGGTGCCCTGCGGTTCGTACGAGAACGGCTAAAACCACTGCTTGCTAATAAATTTCCCGGTCGTAGTTCCCTTGTAATTATTGACCCGGCGGCGTTTCAGCGTGCGCAGACCGACGAGCGCACCGTGGCTGACATTTACAAAGCTGAGGGCTTTTTAGTTAAACCCGCAAAAACAAATTCGGTTGCTGCGAGGATAGCCGCGGTGGAGAAATACCTAACACGTGTGGTCGACGGTAAGTATTCTTGCGTGGTGGACTCAACCAGTGCTACCTCTCTCGTTCAAGCCTTGGCGGGAAAATATCGTTACAAAATAAACACAAAGGGCGCACGTGATGAAAAACCAGAAAAATCACACCCTTGGTCAGATGTTGCTGATGCGTTCCAGTATATGTGCTTGCACGCTGACGGCGGCGAGACTTTCGGTGCGGTGTCTTGGGGTGCGCAGCGTAGGGAGATCACCCGTGTCTCCGCTGGTGGATGGACCTGAGTAAAGAAAAACGAAAAGAAGCGGACCGCATGATGCGGTTGGTAAAAGGCCGTGGCGTCCCCGAAGGCTGGAGTGACGCTGACGTCGAAGCCATGTATGATGAATACTTTAAGCGGTTGTGGTATAACCAAGAGCGTGCATATGTTGACATGTAAACACATAAGTGGTAGTGCACGCACGACGTTATATGTGAGAAAATAATATGGCGCTTGGCCCAGCATTAGTTCCCGTTGCACGCGCCTCTGACCTTGAGGCGGAAGCTAACCGTGCTGCTACGGAGAAGCAAAACTCCCCGATGATGGAAGGACTTGCGTCCCACACGCGTCATCGTTGGGAAACCATGCGCGATCACTACCGTGAAAATACTGAAGACCGGCTGTCGAAATGCGTGCGTGCGCGTAACATGGAGTACGAACCGGCTAAAATGGCTGAGATACGCGATCAGGGCGGTTCAGAAATCTTTATGGGCGTTGTCAGCACGAAATGCCGTACGGCTACAGCTTGGCTGCGGGACACGTTACTAGGCGTTGGTGCGGACAAACCGTGGGGCATAAGTGCTACGCCGCTCCCTGAAGTGCCCCCAGACGTCCAGACAGCCATGCAGGGCATCATGCAGCAGAATTTGATGCAGCACTACGCAGCAGGCGGAGAACAGCCCACAGAGGCCGATTTAAAGCAGCTGGCAGGCGGCATGAAAGACACCGCTATGCGTGCCATGAAGTTTGAGGCCGACAAACGCGTCGAGCGCATGGAGAAGAAAATGGAGGACCAGTTCGTTGAGGGCGGGTTCACCAAGGCAATGTTTGAGTTTACCAACGACGTTGCAACATTTCCATACGCTATTTTAAAAGGCCCGATCCCACGTAAACGCAAAACCTTCAAATACATGGACGGCGGTCTGGGTATAGTTGAAGTCGTACGTGACGAGTGGGAGCGTGTAGACCCGTTTAAGTTTTATTGGATGCCTTGGGGCGACGACGTTCAGAACATGCCTGTTATCGAAGTCCACCACCTGACCCGCGCAGACGTAGAAGATATGCTTGGTGTTGACGGTTACGACGAAGATTCTGTGCGTTCGGTGCTGTCTGACTTTGGTGTTGGGGGGTTTAACTGGTTAGACCAAGACACCAGCACGATAGAAGACGTGACAGGCGTAGATTTTGATGAGGTAGGTGGCGATCTTGTAGCTGCCATACAGCTTTGGGATACTATCACAGGTGATGTTTTACTTGAATGGGGGTTGGACGAGGCGGAAATTCCAGACCCCCAAAAATCCTACCCCTGCGAAGTCTGGATGGTTAACAACACCGTAATTCGCGCGGTGCTGAACTACGATCCGCTGGGGCGTAAACCGTACTACGTGACGTCTTTTGAAAAGGTACCTGGGCGGATCGACGGCAACGGTGTTGCTGATCTCTGTATGGATGCTCAGAACATGTGTAATGCTGCTGCTCGTTCGCTGGCAAACAACATGGGTATAAGCTCAGGTCCACAGGTAGGTGTAAACATTAGCCGCCTACCTGCTGGCGAAGACATCACGCAGATGTACCCGTGGAAAATTTGGCAGTTTAAACAGTCAGAATATGGTGACGCTACTCCACCTATAAACTTTTTCCAGCCGAGTTCGAATGCTCAGGAGCTTATGGGAGTGTTTGATAAGTTTATGGCTTTGGCTGACGAAGTTTCGGGTATCCCTCGGTACATGACCGGTCAGCACGTTCCCGGCGCGGGGCGCACGTCCTCTGGGCTGTCTATGCTGATGTCGAACGCTGGCAAGAGCATCAAACAGGTAATTAGTAACGTAGACCACGACGTAATCAGCCCGATGGTTGAGCGTCAGTACCAAAGAAACCTCAGGTATTCAGATGATCCCGATCTCATTGGCGATGTCCAAATTGTTGCAAGAGGCGCGATGTCGCTTGTCGTTAAAGAAGCTGAAAGTGTCCGTAAGACTGAGTTCCTCCGTCTTGTTCTGGAAAGCCCGGTTGCACAGCAAATTGTTGGCCTTCCGGGTACGGCTGAACTACTCCGCGACTTGGCGGGTAATCTCAACACCAATGTTGACCGCTTGGTACCGAGCCGAGAAGATGTTCAAAAGCAGCAGGCTATTGCGGCGCAACAACAACAAGAAATGATGGCGATGCAGCAGATGCAGGAAGCCGCACAGCTGCAAGAGGACGGCACACAAATGGGCGGTCGGCAGGACAACACGATGAGTCCGCGGCCAAACGGCCAGTAGTGGACGTCTGGGTTCTTAGCTTTTTTATATTTTTCGCATCAGGCGAAGCGTTTGTACTTGAAGCCGATGAACGCTTTGCGACCGAAGAAGAATGCAAGACGGTCGGAGATTTTCAAGGTACTAGACTGCTTACAGAAATTATGCTTCGGTCCCCTATGCCAGTGTCGGGGAAGTTTAACTGCGTTCTGGCGGGGGCTGATACTTAGGTATTTGCTCTATGTGTTGACACGTTAACAGATATAAAGTATCGAAAGCATATGATAGACCTGAATCTTTGTGACAAGCAGCAAGCACAAGCACTGCTACAGATTAAAGAAACAGGGAATGACCAACTGCCCAGCCTGCTTAGGGCTGAAGCGGAAACCGCCAAGGCTAAACTTGTAACAGCGACCGACACGGTATCAATCCACCGGTTGCAGGGTAGAGCAGAGGCATTTGAAGACCTACTGACGGCGATTGAAGACTCGCCCAAGGTAGTAAAGCGCCTTTAGAGGCATACGAAGCATACCATATACGGGAGCAGCATACCCTAGGGCGCTGCGAAACAGAGTTGACGCTTCAAGGAGAAAATATGGCACTGCCAAAGCAGGTACAGAAACAACTTAAAGAAGTAGAAGCATACGAAAAAGCGCTAGAAGCCCAAAGAAACCCTGAGGCGGTACAGGATACTGACCCTGAAACTTTGGAGACTGGAGCGGAAGTAGTTACTGAAACGGAAGAAGTCCCTGCACCTGAAGAAGTAGAGCCAGCTGACACGTCACCAACGGACGTAGAGGAAGAGACTTTTAAGCAGAAGTACACCACTCTTTTGGGGAAGTACGACGCTGAAGTTCCCCGATTGCACCAGCAGGTGCGAGAACTAAACGGAGAACTTGGGCAAATCCGCAAGGATTTAACTGCTAAACCGGTCGAACCGACAAAGCCGAAGGAGAAAGTCAGTTTTGTTACCGACGAAGATCGAGCCGAGTATGGCGAAGAACTTCTGGACGTTCAGCGACGAGTTGCGAAAGAGGTCTCACAAGATTACGAAGGCCGAATTGAACGACAAGACGCGATTATTGCAGAGTTGCAGGAAAAACTTGCGACTACGGGTAATCAAGTTGCCGGTGTAGACTTTGAAAGGCGGTTGCAGCAAGCAATCCCTGATTGGTCTCAAATTGACAACGATGAACGCTGGGTAGCGTGGTTAAACGAGCATGACCCCATGCTTAGAGGCCAACGCAGGGTTCTAGCGCAGGCAGCATTTGACAACGGCGATGTAGAAGCAGTTTCGGACTACGTGAAACTTTGGAAATCATCGCTCGGTGAGCCAGATGTAGTTAAGCAAAATCGCAAGACCGAGCTTGAGAAACAGGTAGCGCCAAACCGGTCTGCAAATTCGACCCGTACGCAGAGTGCTTCGCAAAACGTTAAGCTGTATTCTCAACGCGAGATAGACAACGCTTGGACTAAAGTTCGCACTTTAAACAGTAGGGGGAAATACGCAGATGCGGAAAAACTTGAAGCAGAGTTAACCGTTGCGTATATGGAAGGCCGCGTTAGACAGTGATCTAATGTGTTAACATGTAAGCAGCTGTTAAGTCTTAATACAACTTAATAGGAGGCCGCAATGGCTGCTGTATTTCCCGTCTCTGGTTCCTCAAATGATGGTTCCAGCAATACCTCTTCATACAATACGAGTCCCAGTTATTCGGGTACTTTTATTCCTCAGCTCTGGTCGCAAAAGCTGAACGCAAAATTCTATGCGAACACTATGATGACCGAAATCGCTAACACCGACTGGGAAGGCGATATAGCCAACCAGGGTGATACGATTACTATCCGCACTGCACCGTCAATCACCATTAATGACTACACTGGTGCGGGTATGACTTTGGCTGACGAAGTACCTCTGCCTAACACTGTCGACATGCAGATCGACAAAGGTAAATATTTCAGCGTCAAAGTTAACGACGTACTCGCTTATCAAGCCGATATGGACTTGATGAACATGTTTACCGAAGATGCCGCTAAACAGCTGAAAATTCAAATCGAGAATGACGTTTTCTTTCAGTATTTCGTAACTGAAGGAGCGGCGACTGCGAATAAAGGCGGTACTGCGGGTGCTATTTCTGGCTCTTACAACCTTGGTACAGACGTAGCTCCGATTGACCAAGCAACACCTGCAAATGTTTTGAAGACCATCCTCAAAATGTCTGCCGCGCTTGATGAGCAAAACGTACCCGAAGAAGGGCGCTGGCTTATTATGACACCGCATGATCGTCATTTGCTTATGCAAACTGACATTGCGCAAGCGTACTTTACCGGCGATCAGTCAAGCACCATCAGAACCGGTAAAATCGGTATGCTAGACCGGTTTACTGTGTACGTGTCTAACCTACTGCCGCGTGGCCAAGCAGCTAAGGCGCTTGTACCAGCCTTGACCGCTACATCTGCGGGTGCTTCGGTTTCTAACGCTAAAGTCCGTCGCATGATGGTAGCTGGCACTAGCCACGCCTGCGCGTTCGCGTCTCAGATTAACAAAACTGAGCAGCTGCGTGACCAAAATGACTTTGGTGATAAGGTCCGCGGTCTAGCCGTATTTGGCCGCAAGGTCATTAAAAACGAAGCTCTGTGTACCGCTCTGGTCGGCTCAGCTAGCTAAAACGCCTAGCGGGGGGAGGTTCGCTTCCCCCCATTACCTTATTTTAGGAGTTCATTGTGGCAACTGTTAAAGTAATCGACATTATTGAGCGCGTAGAACACGTCCTGCAGGACAGCAATGTTCGTTGGCCGCGCCTAGAATTGCAAAGCTGGATCAACGAAAGCTATCTGGCCATTACGTTGTTGCGCCCTGATGCCAATGCCAAAGCAGATACGTTTACATGTGCGGCGGGTTCTCGACAGGTTTTGACAAAAACTGGGGGTGGAGGATTTCCTTCGGCTTTGCAGCTGCTAGACGTTACAAGAAATATGAAATCTGGGTCTACGCTGAAAGCAGTACGTTTAGTATCTCGCGCAGTGTTAGACGACCAACGACCTACATGGCACGCCGAAACGCAAAGCGATAACATACAGCATTACATGTATGATCCGCGTCAACCCAAAGAGTTTTTTGTTTACCCCCCTGCAACTGCGACGGCGCAGGTCGAGGTCATTTATGCTGATGCGCCAGCCGCGCACGCTTTGACCGAAAGCCAACTTAACCCTGCTGCCGGTTCGCCCGACACTACCGTAATAAATCTCGACGACATCTACATGTCTCCGATGATCGACTGGGTACTGTATCGTGCTTATTCTAAGGACGCAGAATACGGGGCAAACGAACAGCGTGCCCAAGCATCGTACGGGGCGTTTAATGCTGCTATAGGCGCTAAATCGCAGACAGATTCGGCTGTAACGCCGAAGATAGCTACGTCGGTGACATAAAATGGCGGTCGTATGGGAAAAGTTTTACCACTACGTCCAGCCCTACCTACCGGGTTGTCCTGAGATTGTGATCGAGGCCCATCTTAAAGAAGCTGCCGCAGATTTCTTTGCGCGAAGTGAAGTATGGCGCTTTGACATCGAACCAGATTTTACCAGCGCTTCGACCAAAGATTATGAGCTAGACACCCCAACAAACGCGGTCTTGGAAAACATCTATGAGTTGCTACTAGACGATCAGTGTCTCACTCGTATCAGCGACAGGCACGTAAACATTTCGCGTTTTACCACAAACGGCAAGCCAATTTACTACGCAGTTTATCAAGATACTTCGGTGCGGTTTTACCCAACACCAGATAAAAAATACACATTTAGCGGCGTAGGGGTTTTAAAACCAAGCCTGTCGGCCACGGGCGTAGAAGACTGGATTTACGAAACGAACGGACGCTGTATTTCGTATGGCGCAATTTCTCGTCTCGCAGAAGTACCCGGCAAAGAGTGGTCTAACCCAGAGCTTGCTAGCTACTACCGCAGCAAATTTGACATGGACGCCGACATGGCGAAGTCCCGCGATTATAGGCGGGTAAACCTGCGGGTCGGCAGTCGCAGTTTCGACGGTTCTCGGAGGTACTAAT